CTGATGAAGATGCAACCACACCTACAAAAGAAAGCGAGGAAACTGTGGAGAATACTCCAGAAGTTTCAGCAGCTCCAGAGGTAGAGGCAGCATCAGTAGAAGCCGCCGCACCAAAGGTAACCGCTGCAAAGGTTTATGCGCAAGATCGCGTTAAGCCACTAACAGGCGCTGAATATCTTTCAGCAAATATCAAGGCAGCAATGGGAGATGATGAGGCTCGCCGCATCGTTCGCGCTGCTGACGATTCAACATCAACCAACACAGGTCTAACACTTGCACCACACCTACAGACCTTTATCACCGACACATTCACTGGCCGTCCAGCGTTTGATGCGGTAACCCGTGCAGCACTTACAGAATCAGGCATGAGCTTCACAGTTCCACGCATGTATGTAAATGCAGGAACACCTAACACTGCTCCAACAGTGGCAGACACAAACGAGGGTGCATCACCATCAGAAACAGGTATGACCTCTGGTTACGACACAGTAACAGTTAATAAGTTCGCTGGTTTGCAGCGAGTTAGCTGGGAACTCATCGACCGATCAAGTCCCGCATTTATGGACCTGATGATGGTCGAGTTAAGAAAATCTTACGAAAAGGCAACAGACGCAGCACTTATCGCTGAACTTATTTCATCTGGAACCGCAGCAACAAACGTTGCAACAACCGCAGCTGGTTTGCAGTCATTCATCGCAACCGAAGGTGCAGCAGCTTACAAGGGAACAGGTGGCGATTTTGCTAACAAGCTAGTCGCTTCAACCGACCAGTGGGCAGCTATCGCAGGTTACGCAGACACAACAGGCCGTGCGCTTTACTCAGCTCAGGGTGCAACTTACAACGCATCAGGCGTTGCAGTAGCATCATCAGTTCGTGGAAACGTATTAGGCACTGACCTAATCGTTGATCACAACATCTCAGCATCAGGCATTTCAGATGATTCAGCATTCTTGATTGCTCCATCATCAGTTTATGCGTGGGAATCACCAACAACTCAGCTTCGTGTTAATGTCTTAACATCTGGCGAGGTTGAAATTGCACTATACGGCTACTTAGCTCTATACGTTGCAAAGAGCGGTAAGGGCGTTCGCCGCTTCGCGGTTGCTTAATAGCACCAACAGTTAAATCCGAGAGGGGCAGTTAGCCCTACTGCCCCTCATCGGTCATAAGAGAGGAAAGAGATGAGTTTATGCACAGTAGCGAATTACGCTCTGCTTTAGGCGTTGGCTCACTTTATCCAGATGCCACTTTACAACAAGTATGTGATGCAGCAGACGATGTCTTGCTGCCTATGCTTTGGGTCAATAATTACTACAACGTTGGCCATAGCAATACCACAAACACAGGCACACTTTATTTCCAAGAAGAAGTTACAGAGATTTTTTACGTTGGCCAAACAGTCGTTATCACTGGCAACGGATCTAAACACAATGGCAATAAGACCATTACTGCAGTAGGCACATATTCAATTACCTACGCAATTACAGGCAATAACAATACCGCAGCGCCTTATCACCCAGTTCAGCCTTTAGGCCAAGTAGCAGCAGATACTTATGTTGATTGGACACTAGATGCGGCAGTTCAAGAAGCTGCTTTTATGATAGCGGTAGATATTTGGCAAGCACGTCAGGTTTCATCTACTGGCGGCTCTTCACCAGACTTTACTCCATCTCCTTACAGAATGGGCAATAGCTTATTAGCTCGCGTTCGTGGCCTTATTGCTCACGCGCTCGACCCTAACTCAATGGTGGGCTAATGCCAACACCAGCGATAACTACACTTCGCACCACAATAGCAACTGCGCTTACAGATAACTCTAAATGGCAGACTTTTGCGTTTCCGCCAGCAACAGTTCTACCTAACTCTGTAATTGTGGGTTGGGATAGCCCAATGCTTGAAATGCAGAATAATCAATACAATGCAATTAGCCCAATGGCTAACCTGCGAATTCTAATGACTGTACCTATTCTGGATAATCAGGGGAACCTAGCAGGGCTAGAAGAAATCATCACAGGAGTTTTTAACGCGCTAGCAGCTAGTTCGTTAAATGTAGCAGTTAATGAAGTATCAGATCCAAGCGTTATGGAATTGGCTTCTGGTGATTTGTTATCTGCTGAAATGTCCATCTCAATTCTCACATCATGGAGCTAACAATGGCAGATCTAGACGAGAACACGGCCTTTCTAATCAAGATCGGCCAAATACCAGCACCAGAAAAAGCAACACCAAAACCAGCCGCTAAGAAAGACGAGGAATAATAAATGGCTATTTTCCTAAACAACAAGGTAGGCGTTAAGGTAAATTCAGTTGATCTTAGCGACCACGTTACTTCTGTAACACTTAACCGCACATTCGATGAACTCGAAGTAACTGCAATGGGCGATACAGGCCACAAGTTTGTTAAGGGCTTGGAAGCATCATCAGTAACTATCGATTTCCTAAACGACACCGCAGCAGGTGAAGTTCTAGCAACTCTACAGGCTGCATGGGGAACCACAGTAGAAGTTAAATTGCTACAAGATTCAGCATCAGCAGTTTCAGCAACAAACCCACTTTACACTTTCAATGTGTTAGTAAATAACACAACAGACATTAACGGCGATGTAGCATCTGTCGGTATGCAGTCTGTAACTTGGAACGTGCAAGGTGCAACAACTGTTGCAACAACAGGCAGCTTCTAAAAATAGAAAGATAGGGCTATGGCAAAACTAAAGATAACCAGAACAGACGGAACTACAACAGAACACGAAATCACTCCAGCAGTGGAATACGCGTTCGAACAAACTAAGGGCAAAGGCTTCTTCAAGGCGTTACGCGATGACGAGAAGCAAGGCGATGTCTATTGGTTAGCTTGGGAATGTGTTAGACGTTCGGGTGAAACTGTTAAACCTTTCGGCATGGACTTTATTGAAACTTTAAAGTCAGTAGAGGTGCTAGAGAGCGACCCTTTAGGGTAGAGCGCGATTCCCTCACCTATTTCATCGCTAAATTAGCGGTAGAAATGGGGGTCGCGCCTCAACATCTTATTGAGTTAGATCAGAAGATGTTACAGGCAATAGTGCAGGTATATAAGGAAAAGGCAAAGGCGGTAGAAGATGCTAAGCGCAGAACTAGACGGCGCCGTTGAACTTCGCACCGCTATGCGTAAATTTACTCCAGACCTTGCTAATAATTTAGAGGCTTATATGGCTCACGCTTTAAGGCCTATTGTTAGCAAGGCTAAGGGTAAAGTTCCTAATGAAGCTCCTTTATCTACTTGGGCGCTTTACTCCCGTGAGAAAAAGGGAAGATTTCCGTTTTACAATTCAGCAGACATTAAGGCTGGTATCGAGGCATCTACCGAGCCAACAAAGCCAAATCGCAAAGGCTTTGCCTACGCAGCAGAAGTAGTCAATAGCACAGTGGTTGGTTCCATTATTGAAACCGCTGGCCGTAAGAACCCTAATGGTCGCAAACAAGCACAAAGAGGCGATACTTCACGCAAGTATTCACAGTCTGCAAACCCTTATGCTGGTAAGCAATTTATTGACGCTTTAGAGCCGATTTACAAGGCTCAGTCAAAGACACGCAAAGGCGCATCAGGCCGCCGTAAGATGAATGGTCGTTTAATCTTCAAAGCATGGGGCGAAGATCAGGGCAAGATACTAGGCAACATCTTAGGCGTTATAGATAGAACTATTCAAGAATTTCATAAGCGCACAGGTAACGTTCATGTGACCGCACAACGAAAGGTAAACAATGGCTAGATTTGATAGCAATGTAGCAATCAGAATTGCGGCCGATTTCGTTGGCTTACCTGCGTTTAAGAAAGCAGACACTGCGGTTGATAAACTTTATAAATCAACTAAAAACCTTGCTGGCGCTTTTGGGGTTGCATTTTCAGCTACTGCTTTAGTTCGTTTTGGTTCAACTGCCGTTAGAGAATTTGCTAGCGCAGAACGCGAAGCACAAACTTTATTAGGCACAATGAAAAGCCTTAACTTGGCTTTTGCTGCTCCTGAACTTGGCGCGTTTCTTGATGACCTAGAAAAACTTACTGGTATCAATAGAGGCGAATTACAACCTGCCTTACAGAAGTTGATTACTCAAACAGGATCAGTGGTTAAGGCTCAGGAAATTCTTAACACTGCGGTAAAGGTTTCATTCTCTGGCCTTATGGATGTATCAACCGCCGCTAACGCTCTTACTCAGGCATATGTTGGTAACGTCAAGGGCTTACGTTCATTTAACTTAGGTTTAACCAGCACCGAACTAAGCCTAATGACCTTTGACCAAATTCTCGCTAAGGTTGCAAATACTTACGATGGACAATTTGCAGAAGCGTTAGATTCAACCACAGTTAAAATTAACAAGGTTAAGAACGCTAGCGAGAACCTTAAAGAATCTATTGGCGAGGGCTTAGTTAAAGCCTTTAGCGATTTAGCGGGTAATGGCGATATTGACCAAGCAACATCTAAGTTAGAGAAGTTCGGAGAACTTGCTGGCCGCATTATCGGCAACCTGTTTACTCCAACTAAGGTTGGCGATTTCTACCTACCAATTCCTAACCTATTAAAGAAGCCTACACAGAGCAGTTCTCTAGGTAGCCCTGCTTCATGGCGTGAAAAGAATGTGGCGCTAGCAAAGGCAGAAGCTAAGGCAGCTGCTAACGCCAAGAAGATAGAAGATGCAAAACTAGCAACCTTGCGTAAGCAAACCGCTGAAAAGCGCGCTCAGGCGGCCATAGACAAGGCCAATAAGGCTTTATCAGCTGCAAACGCGATGTTTGACCCACAAGGTATTCAAATAGCAGCAGCGCTTCAAGGCAACATCACAGATGAACAGCGTAAGCGCTTAGAGCTTATGAAAATGATTTGGGATTTAGAGCAAGCTATTGCTCAGGAAAACATATCTCAAATTGAAAAACTAACCGCTCAACTCTTAGAACTTACAAAGCAGACCGAGCAGCTAAACAAGAATTTCCAAGCCTTAGAGAAAATTAACGATATTCTCGACAAACTAGGTTATAGCCGTAAGTTATTCGATTTGGATAACATTTCAAGTGCCTTGAATATGCTTAACCGCATGACTGGCTCTAATTACACAGTGCAGAACTTTGCAGCCACAGTTCCACAAGATTTATACAAACCGCTTCTTATTGACTTTGCTAACGCGGCTGCGGAAGAAGTAGTGGTGCCAGAAGTCAATATAACCATCGATGGTAACGTATCAGGCCTAATCGATGTGGTTGTTGATGGCTTACAGAACAAGAGCGCATCAGGCGTAGATACTCGCATCTTGCGTAACACAGGTGGGTTTAGCTGGTGACATACCCAATAACTCCTAACCTAACAGTCTATTTTACCGATGGAGCTACTTTCGGCTACCCATTTATTATCGGTGATGAAACTTATGGCGTTATCGGCACAGGAACTTTAGGCTCTGATAGCAATAACAACTTGGTGGTAGATGTATCTGACCAATGCGTTAAAGCCAATATGCGCGCTGGCTACAACCTATTGCAAGACCAATTTCAAGCAAGCGAAGCCACGTTCCGTTTAGTAGATCCTAATGGTGACTGGAACCCAACCAATACCGCTTCCCCTTACTATGGCTATCTAACACCACTTCGCAAAATTCGCTTTAGCGCCACTTACGGCGGTAGCGGTTACTTCTTATTTTCAGGTTATATTACAAGCTATAACTACTCTTACCCTAAAGACCAAGAAATCGGATATGTGGATTTAGTTTGCGTTGATGCTTTCCGTTTGCTAAACCTTGCCGGAATTACCACAGTGGCCGGTGCTACCGCAGGGCAAGACACAGGCACACGAATTACAAAGATTCTCGATGAAGTAAGTTTTCCTACCAGCTTGCGTTCTATTGAAACGGGCTTAACCACAGTTCAAGCAGATCCAGCAACACTACGCACGGCTTTAGCAGCGATTAAAAATGCCGAGTTTTCTGAACAAGGCGCGTTCTATTTTGACGGCTCAGGCACGGCAACCTTTAAGAATCGCCAGAGCGTTCAAGAGGCGGCAGGTGTTAGCCCAACAGTCTTTGCTAATGACGGCTCAGGTATTTCTTACTTTAACTTGCTTCCAGTCTTTGACGATAAACTAATCATTAACGAAGCTAACATAACCGCTATTGGTGGAACTACACAGAGCGCGACCAATGCTGCTTCTATTGCCAAATACTTCCCTCATTCAGTCAATTACGACAACCTAATTGTCCAGACCGATGCAGAAGCTCTTAACATCGCTAAAACCTATGTAGCAACTAGAGCAGAAACCACACTTCGCGTTGATGCAATTACTCTTGATCTGACTACTCCAGATTATGCTGCTGGCATTTTGGCAGCTTTAGATTTCGATTACTTCTCTAATGTCCGAGTTAAAAACGTAGGACAAGACGGAAGCACCATCGATAAAACCCTACAAGTCGTGGGTATCGCTCACGACGTAACCCCGAACTCATGGAAAACTACTTTCACATTATCCGAGCCACTGGTCGAGGCTTTCATCATAGGAAGCGACACGCACGGTATAATTGGAACTAGCATAATGACCTACTAGGAGCAACAATGGCAACAGGATTTCCAGCGGCAACAGGCGATGTTCTGAGTGCCTCTATGTATAACGGCTTAGTGGCTTATACAGTCAATACGGCACAAACGGCAGACTACACACCAGTTATTGCCGATGCCTACCAAACCTTAACCCCGATGAACAAAGCAACGGCAGTTAATTTCACTATCCCTACTGACGCTTCTGTGGCTTTCCCTGTGGGAACTGTCTTAACAGTCTTGAACATCGGTGCTGGCGTTTGCACCATCAAAGCGGTAACAAGCGGAACCACAACGGTTCTATCTGCTGGCGCTACCGCAGCCCAGCCAACTCTTGCACAATACAAGACCGCAGCTTGCATTAAGACCGCAGCAAATACTTGGTATGTGGTGGGCGCCATTGCTTAATAACATTGTCGCGCTTCTAGGAGATGGTGGCGGTGCTGCCAACTCCTATGAATCTATTGCCACTGTAACTGTTGGCGCTGGCGGTGCTTCTGATATGACTTTTACTTCTATTCCTAGCACTTATAAGCATTTACAAATTCGCTTCTTTGGCTTTCAGGGAGTTAGCACAAACTCGCATATTCAAGTCGGTAGTGGCTCAATAGATACTGGATCTAATTACGCTTGGCATGAACTTTACGGCGATGGTTCATCGGCTGCCGCTGGCGCAGGTGCTTCACAGACTTATATGAAATTTTCTTTTATGTCTAGCGGTGGAACTACTTATCCGCAGACTGGTATTTGCGATATTTTGGATTATCAAAATAGTAATAAATATAAGACTTTGCGCGTATTAGCTGGTTCAGATATAAACGGAGCTACGGGATACGCAATTTTTAGATCTGGTTTATGGCAATCAAGCAACGCTATTAACACAATTAAAATCTTTCCTGCTAGCGGTTCGTTTAGTCAATATACGACTGCGGCACTATATGGGGTGAAAGGCTAATGGCTTCTACTTATACACCGATAGCGACTACTACGCTAGGCAGCGCTGCAGCTTCAGTTACCTTTTCAGGTATTAGCGGTTCATATACAGATTTAGTTTTAGTTACTAATGCCAATACTGCAGCAGTGTCAGAAAACTACGCTTATTTATACTTCAATTCAGATACCGCAGCGAATTACTCACGAACAGTTTTAACGGGCGATGGATCATCGGCTGCCAGCGCAAGGTTTAGTAATTTAATTCCTATCACTTTGCAGCCGACAACTAAATCAAACAATATCCTGCAAATAATGAATTATTCAAATTCAACGACCTACAAGACTTGCATTTGGCGTGATAATCAAACCGCTTCAACGGTTGCAGCAGGCGTTGGTTTATGGCGTAGCACCGCAGCGATTACTAGCGTAACTATTCAGGGTTATTCAGCCAATTTACAAATGGGCTCAACCTTTACCCTTTACGGAATTAAGGCGGCATAATGGCTGATACATATACACTAATTTCAAGCGTAATTGTCGGCGCTGGTGGCGCAAGCACAATTCAATTTAATTCAATTCCAAATACTTACACAGATTTGAAAATAGTCGGAAGTTCAAGAAGTAATGTTTCTGCTGTTTTAGCTACTTTGTATATTCAATTTAATGGAAATAACGCCAATTATTCTTGGATTGATGTTTACGGAGATGGTTCTGGAACGGGAAACAATAAATCAACAGGACAAGGGAGCTTAGGAAACATTTTCCAAAATGGTAATACTTCAACTTCAAATACTTTTACTAATTTTGAAGTTTATATACCAAATTATGTTGGATCAAGTAATAAATCTCTAAGTATAGATACGGTTGTAGAAAACAATGCAACCGCAGGTTATCCGATGCTTTATGCAGGTTTATGGGGCAATACTTCTGCAATAACAAGTATTACTATCGGCGATAATTCAGGCTCAACCCTAGCCCAATATAGCAATTTCTATCTTTATGGAATCAAGAACAGTTAGGAAAACAAATGGCAGATACAAAAATCGTAGTTAATTGCGAAACTGGCGAGGTATCAGAGGTAGAACTAACTGCCGAAGAAATTGCGCAACGTGCAGCAGATCAAGCAGCATGGGAAGCAGAGCAAGCAGCTATTGAAGCAGACAAGCAAGCTAAGGCTGAGGCTAAGGCTGAACTTCTGGCGAAATTGGGCATCTCAGAAGACGAGGCAAAACTGCTGCTCGCATGAGTATTCAGAAAGTCCTTGATGCTGCAAGAGCTGAAATCGGCTATAACGAAAAGCCGAATAATAATAACAAGTTTGCTAAGGTGGCTGGCCATGCCAATTATCAGCCTTGGTGCGCTACTTTTATTAGAGCTTGCTTCATCAAAGGCCAAGAGGAAAAAGCAATTCCAGACACCGCCTACTGCCCTCACCTTGAATCATGGGCGAGAGCTAATAATCGGGTCGTACCAACAGCCGAAGCTAAACGCGGTGACTTGGTATTATTTGATTTTAGTAGAAGTGGGCGAGCCGAACACGTTGGGCTGGTCAATATCAATTTTTCTGCGAAGAACCCTGAATACTTACACACCATCGAGGGTAACACTAGCGCTGTCGCAAGTGGATCCCAAGACAACGGAGATGGCGTATCCAAGAAGAAACGTTCAATATCTCTCATTCGCCTTGTAATACGACCAGACTGGAGCAAAGAATGAACCTAAAAGACCCTCGACTAATGGCGCTAGCATCTTTCCTAGCTGCTTGGCAGATTAGTAACTTCTCACTTGACTATCGCTCAATTCTTGGCGCGGTTCTCTGTGGAGTATTTGGCTATAAGGCTCCTGTGAAGAAATCATGACCACGCAAGACTTCTTCGGTATTTGGCTAGCAAGCGTTTCCATCATCGGTGGGCTTGCTGGTTTTGTGATTACTCATCTGCTCAGTGAAATTAAAAGACTTAATTCGCGTGTCGATGAAATCTATAACATCTTACTAGAGCGACAATAAGACATGGCTCTAAATGACGGCAACTGCCGAACCAACGGCATTTACTGGCTAATAGAGGCAACCGAATGGATAGCGAGCGCAAAACATGGCACAGAGAAAGAAACCAAGCCGCGTTAAGACAGTGAAGCTAGAGGATTACACTCCTTTA